ACGATGCGCCATGTCACGATGCCGGGGATCTTCCGCTCGCGCGCTTCGATGACAGCCTTCTCGAATACCTGCGGCGATACGGGCGATTGCGGGAGCAGCCTGCGCGAGCGGCAAAGGTCGGGCGTGTAGTGGTTGATGCACGGCGGCACGACTCCGGTGTCGCTGCCTGCCAGCTTCGCGCCCGCCGTAATGAGCGCCAGCGCCAATTCCTCGTCTGTTGTTTCAAAAATCTCCATGTGGTTTGATTGACGTTTGCGGGTTCCGTCTCCCGGCCTTTCGGCGGTGTTGAATGATTAGCCTTGAATGGACGTGTAAAGCTCTGCCGCTGCCCACGCGCCGATGACGGCGGTGCCGGTAGCGGCGTCGGTCACGGCAATGGCGGCTTTGATGTCGAGCATGTCGCCGGGCAACAGGCCCGAGGACGTGAGCGCGAATGTCGTCTCGGCAAGCGTCAAGCTGCGGATGCTGACAGCGGCTCCGGCGTAGAGGTTCGCGCCAACCGTGCGGTCGCGGCTGACTTTCCGCACGTCCACGATGAGCGTCGCAGCGGTGTCGGCAATGGTCGTGATGCAGCCTGCGGAAAAACGCACCGTTACGGTAGCGGCTGCGACGTAGGACGGCGGCAGCACTTTGAGGCAGCGAGCGTAGCGCGTGGTTGCGCCAGCGCCCTTGAGGTCGCTGGTGCCGATGTAGCTGCCAGCCGTGCCGTGCGTGCCGGTGTAATATCCGAGGTCGTCCGTCGCGCTTGTCGCTGGCAGCACGGTGCCGACTGAATCCCACACGCGCCAGATGTCGAATGGCAGCGGGAGTATCTGGTTCGTGTCCGTGGCGAGCGATGAGCGCGGATACGATGGCAGGTTTCCGGCAACGGCGAGGTTGCCCTGAATCTGCACATTCGGAAATACTGCCGTGTCCGTGGCCATAGCTTAGGCGACTGCGAAGCGGCTGGAATACTTGGCCGTGACTTTCTTGAGGCCGTTGCGCTCGTTGTCCACGGTCGCGGTGTCGCGGTAGAATCCACCAGCCGAGCGACCAAAGTAGGTGGTCGAATTGACGGGCACGAACGCCGTGTAGAAGTTGTGGACGAAAAGGCTGCTCACCGTGGTGATGTCCAGCGTCTCGCCTTCGATGTCGAGTTCGCCCTGAGGGTCGCCGACAACTTTGCCGCGCGCCTGCCCGTTGATGCCGGGAATCCACTCGTTAATTTCCGGTGAGACGGTGACGGAAAACTTGGAGCAGTTGATGCCAAGCTCTTCGCTTGCGATGCCCCAGACTCCGTTGGTGAAGGATACGAGTTGAACGGCCATGATTAGGATTTGGTGGGTGTTGCGGGTGCGGGTTTCGAAAGTTGTTTTTCCAGCGAGGCGAGTTGCTGTTTTTCGTCGGCGATAGTCGCGCTGCGATCCACGTTGTCTTTCAGCGCCTCGATCGCGGCGATGGAACTGCGCAATCCTGCGGCCATTTCGCGGAGTTGGGTTTCCTGCTGTGAAGATAGCGCCATAGTGGTTCGCTTCTACGTCAAACGCTTGCGACTTGCAAGGGAATTGTGCGGGTGAACACGCGAAAATTGCTGCGCGTTTCCATCGTCGTCCTTGCGGCCTCGGTCATTACGAGCAGCCATGTGAAATTCGCTGTGACGTAAGCGGATGTTGCCGGGGATACAAGCGAAGCCTCCACTTTGGCAAATACATCGTTCGCCTCGTCCGCGTCGCGGTTGACGGTGTGGAATGAAACGTCGAGTTGCGCGGCGTAGGGCTTCTGCCCTTCCAGCATTTTCTCGCCAACCTCGGCCTTCACCACGATGCGCTCCGTCGCTGTCTCCGCGCTGCTGTTGAACGCCTCAACCTGCAAGTCGAATGGCAGCGTTGCCGACGCCCGTAGCGCCTGAATTGCCCACGCTTCGATTTTGTTGCCGATGGTCTGTTGCATTACTCGGAAGCTGTTGGGTCGCCAACTGTGATGTAAAAAATGCCGTCGCGCTCGTCCACGTCGAGGATGACGTGATCTTGCCCGCGCACCGTTACTGGCGTGAATTTCGGCGGCTCGCCATTCGGGAATTTCACCGTGTCGGCGTAGTCAGTGAGCAGGCTCTTTTTGATGGCGAGCAACTGCGATCCTGATTCGCCGACTCCGCCCGGCAAAAGCACGTCGCCGAATGCGTTCATGCCGACGATGCACGGGATCGCGCTCATCGTGCCAATGGTCGCGACGCACGATAGTCCTGTCCATCGCGCCTGCGATGTCACTAGCCGGTCGTGTGCGTCTGTGGTGCGTGACATTGAGAAAAACAAAGCGCCCGGCCCGAGTGAACAGACCGGGCGTTAAGATGAACAACCAATCTGCTTAGACTCCGCCGATGATGATCGCGAGGTGCTCCGGCTTGAACACCGTGACGCCCCATGCAAGCGAGACGTGGTAGGTGTTCATGCGATAGCCGGGATACATCGCAATCTCGAAGCTGAGGTTGGTGCGCGGGTCGGTGATGACTTGGCGGTCGAGCGCCATGTCGCCCTGCGCCGGGATAGCCGGAAGGCGGGTGGCAAGCACGATGGCGTTGCGGCTGAACGCGCAGTTGCGCGAGGAAGTGCCGAACACTGTGATCGCGCGAGTCGCGGCGGATTGAGCAACGCGCAGGCCGGGGGCGGCGAGCGTGATGCTGTCACCGCTGGCCGGGTTTGCGCCTGCGAAACTCACGGATGCCACGACATACTTGTTCGTGTCGTTGGCGAACGTGATGATGTCGCCAGCGGCAACAACGCCGGTGCCAGCCGTAGCGAGCGGGATGACAGTCTGCCCAACCGTGAACGCGGCGCTGGTGCTTGTGGCGCTCGCCATCGTGCCAGCGGTCTGACTGCCGACCGCTGCGGACTCGCGAAGCGAGAAGCCGTAGAGGTCGCCAAGCAGCCCTTGGCGGAGCAGCGTGCTGTCGCCGCCTTCGTTGACTTTGTAGAGGTTCGCGTATCCGCGCACTGCGACGCCAGCGGCGGTGGAAAGCACGGCGTGGCGGTCGCTGCCGGGAGCGCCGTTGTCGTCGAGGATTTTCTTCGCGTTGCTGAAGTCGCCGATAACAGGCGCGGTGTTGGCCGTCGCACCGAAGGCGCGGGAAGCGCCAGCGTTCGCGGCAGTCCAGATGTCAGTCTCCACTTCGTTGACTGCGGCGCGGATAGCCTGCGCGATCTGATCCTGCTGGATGGTCAGGTAGCCCGGCCCCTTGTCCACCGCCATGATGTCCTCGCCGCTCCAGCTAAAGCCGAACGAGCGGGCTTTGGTGATCGTGAGCGACTTGTTGCCAATGGTCTGATTGAGCGCGGACGGAACGGCCATCGCTGGAACGATGTCAGCGCCGGAGGCGTTCACAGGTGCGACGATGGAGCGGAGCGTTTGCCCGACTGCAACCATGTCTGCGCGGGAATCGCGGGCGACGGTCGGGATGAAACCGGTCAACTCCCGGCTCACCACGTCAAGCGCGGCGTAGGCATCGGGAATCAGGCTGGTGAGTGTGTTGTTGTTGGTGGGTGCGGCCATATATTTGTGCGGTTACGAAGTGAGGTTTTCTGCGGTTGGTTAGTCGGTGATCTTCCCGCCCTTTTTGCAAAAGTCGGCTTTGTTAAACGGCGAGAGCTTGTCGAAGTCGGCGCGCTTTAGCGTATTGCCTGCGGCTCCCTGCGCGTCCGTGGAGGTCGCGACGGTCGAGGCTTTGAACGTATTCAGAATGACGTGCTCCTTGAACTCGGCGAGGTTCTTTCCGTTTGCGGTGAAGGTATCCACGGCGTCGGTCAAACTGACTTTCTGCACGGCTTCAACCGACTTTGCCCACGCTTTAATTTCCGTAATGCGTGCGCGTTCGGCGGTGATTGCGTCGGCTGCGGCTTTCGCGGAAATAGCCGGAACATCGGGCGGCGCTTCCACGGGCGCGGAAGGCGGAGTTGCGAGCGAGGGGACTACCGGCGCGACTGGCTCGGCAACAACGGGTGTGGGCGTGGAAGGTTCCATTTGCGCGGTTATAACAGATTGCGCGGCGGTGTCAATGGCTTTTTCGTCGCCTTTGAAAAGAGCAGCCGGAAGCATTGTGAATAGTCCCGCCCATTGCGCCTTGAATGCCTTGGCTTTCGCGCCGCTGATAACGCTGTCCGCGAAGCCTGCGTCAACTGCTTCTTGCCCGAAAAACCAAGTGCCGAGTTGCGCCTTCATCATGTCACGAATCTCGGCTTCGTCCTTGCCGGTGCGCGCGACGTAAAGCGATACGATGCGATCCTCGAATTGCTTTGTGAGTTGCGCTGCGGCTGCGAGGTCGTCGGTGTTGCCGTGCGCTCCGCCAGTGACGCGGTGAATCATCACGCGCGCATTTTCGTAAATGCGAATCTTGCCCGCGTCGGCTGCGAGCATGATGACGCTGGCCATGCTTGCCGCGAGGCCGATGACGTTCACCGTGACGCTCGCGCCGCTGGCCTTGATTGCATCGTAAATCGTGAGGCCGTCATTGCAGTCTCCACCGGGGCTGTCGAGATTGAGCGTGAGGTTTTTCACCTTGCCAACGGCGCGCAGTTGCTCGGCAAATTCCTTTGCGGAAATTCCCCACATTCCGATTTCGTCGAAAATATCAACAACGCATTCGGTGTCGGATTTGGCGGTGATGGAATACCAGTTTTTTTTCATGCTTCTTTTTTCTTGGGTGGTTCGTCGTCGTCGTCATCCGGCTCGTCTTTGTCCGGTGGAGTCATCGGCCCCTTGGTGGTCGCCGTCTCGATGCCGAATTTTTCCATCAGCATGTTGCTCTCTGCGATCTCGGTCAACGTCTGCTCGAGGTCGGTGCCTTGCTCATCGTGGATGGCTTGCAGGCTGGTGAATTTATTGGCGAGGTCTTGCGCCTTGGCGACGCCTTCCTTCACGGCGTCCACTCCTGCCCATCTGCGCCCCGTGAATTTCGCAGCGTTGAACTTTCGGAACTTCGCGACCGGTAACGGCACCGCGCCCATGATGAGCGCCATTTTCAGCCACTCCGAAAAAATGCGCCGCTCCGCTGTGGAAATATCCCATTCTTGCAGCATCATCCATTGCGCCGTGATGCTCAGTCTTTCAAGTCGGCCCGCGCTGAAATTGATCTCGGAGTAGTTCTGGCCGAGCGTCGAGAATTGTGCGGCTGGAAGGCCCGCGCACATTTCGCGCAGGCTCTCGTTGCGGAAGCTGCCAGTCGCCGGATTCGGATTGTTCGGGTTGAACTCCTTGGCGCGCACGCCGGGAGGTAGTCCGTGCATTCCGCCGGGGTTCATTTCCAGCGAGAACTTTTTCATGATGTCGGGATCCGGCTGCGCCGCCGCCATGCCATCCGGCCCGATCAAATCCGTCTCGAAAAAGACATT